CCTCGTGGAGCGCGCGCTGAAGGCCGAGGGCCTGCTCCCCGGCGAGTACGTCGACGGCAGCTTCGGCACCAAGACCGTCACCGCCTACGCCCGCTGGCAGCGCTCCCCGGCCGGCGGCGGCTACACCGGCGCCGCAGCCGACGGCATCCCCGGCAAAGCGTCCCTGAAGCTGCTCGCCGCCCGGCACGGCTTCACCGTCACCGCCTGACCGACGAGAGGAACCACCCATGTCCGAGATCCACGTGCCCAATGCCGAGACCGTCGTGAAGACCGGCGCCGCCTACGCTCGCGACCTCGCCGAGCGCACCATCGCTACTTTCGTCGTCACGGCGGCCGGCGTCGCCGTCGCCGCCGGGCCCGGCGACATGTTCTCCGCCTCCTTCTGGGAGACCGTCGCCGCTGCTGGCATCGCCGCGGCGGGCTCTCTGCTGAAGGGCATGGTCGCCAGAGCGGTCGGCACGAAGAACAGCGCGAGCCTCGTCAAGGGCGTGTGATGCGCGCGGCGGCCCGGCGGCTCGGCCAGCAGCTGGGCCGCCGCGGTACAGCGCTCGCCCTGCTCGGCACGGGCAAGGTTTGCTTCGGGCTCGGCTACATCCTGACCCCGTCGCCCAACCCGCGCGGCCTCGAACTCCTCAACCGGTACGCGGACATCCGTACCTGGGCAGTGCTCTGGGTCGTGTGCGGCGCCGTCACGTTCTGCTCCGCGTGGCTGCGGATCGGCAGAGACCGGTTCGGATTCATCGCCGCCCTGGTCCCGCCGTTCGTGTGGGGCTTCGCGTTCCTGTGGGGGGCCGCGGCCGGGGACTTCCCGCGCGGGCTGGCGATCTTCGGCTGGTACGCCACCAGCCACGTCGGCATGATCCTGTGGGCTGCCTCGGTACCCGAGTACGAGGTGCCCCACCCTGCACGTCGGGAGAGACCGTGACTGGAGCGTGGGGGGTAGCGGCCGCGATCGTCGGCTCAGTGTTGGGCGCGCTCGCCTTGCTGGGCAGCGGCTTGTTCGCGGCCCGGGCTACGCGTGTGGCGGCACGCACGACGGCCGAAGCGCAGCGTGCGTCAGCCGCGGCCGCGGCCGAACCTGCCCAACGGCAGGCGGATCTGACCGCGTTCAAGGAGATCCGCGACGAGCTGAAGGCGAAGATCGAACGGCAGGACCGCCGCATCGACAGCCTCTCCGCACTGGTACTCGCCTACTCCTGGACGGTGGACCGGCTCATCAGCCGCATGCGGGATGCCCGCGTCACCCCGCATCCGGAGGACATCCACGAACGCGTGCGCGAGCACATGCGAACTGGCGCCTGACGATCAGCGGCCCCGCTCTCCTCCGGGAGAGCGGGGCCGCTTTCGTCGTTCTGGGGCGCCCTGTTGCCAGCGGGACGCTGAGGGATACCGTGCGCCCCACATCTACCGAAGGGGGAAGACCATGACCCGACGCCTCTGGAAGGTCGGCACCAACAGCGGCAACGATGGGTGCCCAACGCTGTACGAGATTCCCGGCACGGACCAGTACGTCGTCCAGGGCGACCGCGTCACCGACTCCGGCGAACTCGGCCAGCTCGAGAACCTCACGGCCGAGGAAGACGCCGTCGTCGTCCCACGTGAGCTGCTCGCCAACTTCAGCCCCAAGGAGCCCGTGCACGTGCCCCAGCCCATCTCGTTCGCAGAGTTCGGCGGCATGTTCACCAAGCTCCGCCACTCCGCTTGGAGGCTGGAGACGCGCCGCCGCTACGCCGAAGACGAGATGACCGAGACCTACCGCCAGTTCGCCGCCGGCCAGCCCGTGACCTGGGACCTGAACGACCCGTGGTGCACCAACCGCCGCGAGCAGTCCGCGCTCGGCAAGCGGTTCGAGCGGGTACGGATCCTCGACGAGCCGCCCACCCTCGGCCAGCGGTACCTCCTCGACAACGCCCGCCGCAACAGCCAAGTCGGCGAAGACATCCGCGTCCTCACCCGCAGCAAGGCCGACGAACTCCAGCTGCCGCGCGAAGACTTCTGGCTGTTTGACGCCCGCGTAGTCGCCCTGCTCCACTTCGACGACGCCGACCAGATGACCGGCGTTGAACTCATCACCAACCCCGTCGAGGTCCTCCGCTACGCGCAGGCCCGCGAGGCCGCATGGCACCATGCCGTGCCATACGACCAGGCCGGGCGGTAACTTCGCTGTGTGACCACGGACTTCCAGCAAGCCCGCGAGGCCCTCGGCCGACGGCTCCGTGAGCTGCGCGACGGGAAGACTCAGCGGGAACTGGCGGCCGCACTGGGGTGGCCGCAGGCGAAGGTGTCCAAGCTGGAGACCGGGCGCCAGACGGCCACCCCCGAAGACCTCATGGCGTGGGCCCAGGCCACAGACCAGCCCGCGACCACCGAGGAACTCCTCGCCCGGCGCCAGGGCCTGGAGACCCACGTGCGTTCGTGGCGCCGCCAGCTGCGCGCCGGCCACCGCCCGGTGCAGGACGTCCTCACCATCGAGTACGAGCAGTCAACCGTGCTGCGGGCGTGGCAGGGCGCCATGGTCGTCGGGATCCTGCAGACCCCGGACTACGCCCGGCACGTGTTCGCTCGGATGGCTGAGCTGCAGCAGTCGCCCCGCGACATCGAGGACGCCGTGCGGGCCCGTGTGCGCCGCCAGGAACTCCTGTACCAGTCCGGCCAGGAGTTCCACGTCCTCATGTGGGAGGCCGCCCTACTCGCAGGCGTGGCCCCGCCAGACGTGCTTGCGGCTCAACTGGACCGGCTCGCCAGCGTCATCGGCCTGGACACCGTCCGCCTCGGCATCATCCCCCTCAGCGCGCACCTCAGCGTCCCTCCCGGCAACGGCTTCTGGCTGTACGACGACCGGCTGACGATCGTCGAGGAGTGGCACGCAGAGCTGTGGTTGAACGACGCCGACAGCGTGGCCCTGTACCGGCGGGTGTGGGAGACACTGGACAAGTCGGCGGTGTACGGCACCCATGCGCGGCGCCTGATCGGCCGGGCCCGCTCTCACTTCACCGACCTCGCGTGAGCATCACCGCGAATCACTGAACCCTGCGGGCGAATATTCGAGAATCGCGCTGCACGCTGATTCTCCGCTCTCCCTACGGTGCTGGTCATGGCCCATCCGATGAGCATCACCACGGAGTACGGCGCCGGGGACGTCTGGCTCGCCAAATGCCATCCGGACCCTGCCCGTGTGTGGAAGGCGTGGCACTCCGGCGGTCTCGCTCCCGTCGCCTCTGGCGCGCACTGGCTCGTCGCAGAGACGACCGTCGCCCACGGCATGCCGGCCGCCGCCCGCATCCGCGAGGAGCAGCGCGGCCCGGTCCTCATCGCCCCATACGAGGACCTAGCGTGGTGGCTGGTCCCCCTCGATGCCGTGGAGGAACTCGCCGACATCCGGCAGATTCGGGTGCGGCATGTCGGCTGGATGCTGCGCTGCCCGCCGACGGGCCGTGAGGTGGAGCGGATGCACTGGCTGTGGAATCCGGACGGCACGGGCCACCTGACCGACCCTGCTGTGCTCGCCGCTGCGCTCGGCCCCGGCGGGTACCGACGTCCAGCGGAGGACCGAGGATGACGACCACGACCGACCCCCGACTCATCACCTCTGACGACCCTGACCTGAAGAGGTTGGGCGCGCGGATCATCAGGGCCTCGGAGACAGTCGGCGACCGCGCTGCGGCCGTGGCACTCGTCGAAGAGGGCACCATTTTCGCCTGCCGGAATGTGCGCCGCGCACTCATCAAGGACGGCCCGGACGGCGCGACAGCCTGGTGGGAGGGCCTTTCCGGGCACCAGTACACGCTCGGCCTGGATGAGACCCAGCGGCGCTTCCTCGGCCTGGTGCTGTCTCTGGTGGGCATCGGGCACGTCACCATCGCGGCCGTGCGAGGCCTCGACGAGCGGCGCCTGCGCATCATCCTGCGCGCCATTCTCCAACTCGCGGAGAACGAGCGCCTCGCGGTTGGCACCCGCATCTGAACTCGCAGCTGCGCCGATGGCTGCGAAGGCGGGCGGTCGTCCCCGTCCCCCGCGGGGACGACCGCTCAGCGAACGAGCTCAGCGAGCGGTACGTCGAGGGCACGGGCGATACGGATCAGGTGCACGTACTTGATCCCGGACCCAGCCTCGACACGTTGGAGCGTCGACCGTCCGAGGCCGGCGCGGTCGGCGAGTTTCTCCTGAGTGAGGTTGGCGTGCTCGCGCACCTCGCGGATGCGGTCGCCCTGCTGCTGGCAGGCGAGGCGGATCCATTCGGGCTGGTCGTCGGGCACCCGTCCACGCTGGTTCCCCAGGTGATCACCTGTCAGCACCAGAAGTGACGCATTCTTTGATCATGACGCTGAAGGAAGCGGAGCAGTAGGCCAAGACCCCCGCCGGCGGCCGACGCGCTGACGCGCCGCCGACGGGTGAGACCCGCTGACGGTGGAACAGGGGCAGGCGGTGCCCCGGAGAGGCCACCGGAAGCGGGAGGGTGGCCGTCCCCCGTGGGGCGGCCACCCACTCCCTTGCTCCCAGGGCGGAGTCGAACGGCCCCCAGCTAGGACTTTGGTCCGGCTGGGGGCCACTCTGCGTTTTCCCTGACTCTCGGGCCAGCGACGGGCCAGCAAACGATCACTAGGCTTACCCAAAACGGACAGGACCCCAGCTCATTCCTGCGCTGAGCTGGGGTCCAGTCGGTAGGCCCTGTGGGACTCGAACCCACAACCAATGGATTAAAAGTCTGATGAACCCCCATGGCATCGCACCCCGCTGAAATCAGCTCACCCCATTGCACCCCAAGGAGTACAGCTCAGCGGCCATTCGCTGCCGTGCCCGGTTCGCTCTTCACCCCGTCTCACCCCACCGCGTATCGCCGTCTTGCGTGGCGTTCGGGCCAGCACGGGGCCAGCAAGAAGGGCCCCTGACCCGCAGGTCAGAGGCCCTTTGCCTGTCCCTCGATTCTACGCCCAGGCCTAGCCGTTGTCAGTGCTGGCCCGTACTGTCGGGGTCATCCATATCAGCGTCTGCTGGCTGCGTCGCTGAGCCCGGCCCCTGTTCCGGTACAGCGCCCGGTGCAGGGGCCGCTCCACGCCCGCGCCGAGCGCGCGGCACGGCGGCCGCCGCACGCTCAGTCAGGTCCTGCTCGTACTCCTGGAACAGGCTCATATACGTGTCGGCGGTCAGCACGATCGTGGAGTGCCGCAGCTTCTTGCTGGCGTCGTCGATGTCCCCCCCGCCCGCCTTCACCAGCGCGGCCGCACCGTGCCGCAGGTCGCGCAGGTTGATGGGCGGAAGGTCGGCGGCCTCGACCAGCCGCTTGAATTCCTTGCTCACGATGTCGGGGTGCAGCCAGCTGCCGTCCTCCGTGGTGAAGACCTTGCCGGTGTCCGTCCACGTCTTGCCGGCAGCCAGGCGCGCGTCGCGTTCGGCGTCCTGGCGGGCACGATGCTCTCGCAGCACGGACACGGTCTCCCGGTCGAGCATCACCGCCGACATGGACGAGTCCGTCTTGGGGGCCGTCTCGATGGGCGTCCAGCCGTCCACAACGATCTCCGTCAGGACATCGATCCGCGGCGGGTTGATGTCCAAATGAACGTTCCCCCAGTCCGCTCCTACGCCCTCGCCGCGGCGCAGGCCGTGATGCGCGACCAGGTGGAAGAAGGCATAAAGCCGGGAGGTCTCGGCCTCGTCCAGGAAAGCTCCCAGCTGCTCGGGAGTCCACACCATGACCGGGCTGGGAACCGCTCCGGTCTCACGCCATCGGGCGATGCGCTCGGCCGTCCACAGGAGTCCCTTGGGGCGCGCGCTGGATCCCAGCTCAACATGCGCGGCCGCGTTGAAGGTGATGAGCTGCTGGGCGATGGCCGCATTCAGCGCCGTGCGCAGGGTGCGGCGGATCGCGTGTCGCGTGGCCGGCCCGTTCGCCTTCCGGTACGGCTTCATCTCGGCCAACTTGGCGCGCTCGGCGGCCAGGCGCTCACGCTCCTTGGCCGGCGGCCTTCCCGGCCTGGTCCACTTCGCCCGCGATTCCTGCTCGCGCCGTGCCTCATTCTCGGCGCGGATCACGTCGGATGCGTCGGCGATCGCGTCGAACATCTCCTGCACGTGCCCGACGTTCAGCCGGTCGAGACGGTAGTGCCCGATGCGCGGCTTCAGGTGGACCTTGATGTGGGAGCGGTAGCCCGCGTTCGTCGTAGTGCGCGTCTTCTTGGCGGCCATCCACCGGTCGAGCCATTCGGCCACCGTGGTTGTGCCATCGAGCGGCACACCAACGCCGAGGCGCCTCTGCACCTCGGAAGCCTGGGGGATGTCTGCGCGGCGCCGGGAGATGTCGGCGAGTAGATCTCCCAGGCGGGAGAGGTCGCCTTGGGCCTCCGTGACTTGCTTGTACCCGGTACGCCGGAAGGTCCGGCGCTTCCCCTCGGCGTCCGGCGGCAACTCCTGGCGGAGCGCGACGGCACCGTGGGACTTCTTCTTCAGCTGCGGGCAGGCGTTGCCCAGCAGCCTGCCGTCACCTCCGCGGCACTCGCATCGGCGGTAGATGCTTCCTGCGCGGCGCGCTGACGGCATGGGGGCTACTCCTCTCGCTCAGGGGGCTTGTGCTCGTCCCCAACGTCCAGGTGAACCAGTCCTACCCCCACCAGAAAGTCTGCCGTCTCGTTGAGCTTGTCGAGCATCGGCTGATCCATCCCACTGTTGGGGCGTACGGCGACCGCCAACCCGTGCTTGCACTTGATGGGCATCAGGATTTCGCCATCAGGCAGGTCCTCACTGAAGAAGTACCAGGCTCGGCTGCGGCGTGGTGACTCCATGCAGTCTCCCCCATCTCCCGCTCATGCGTTCGAATTTCGACTGGGACCAGCACCCTTCTGTCCAAAGGTGTGCGCACATGATCGCACCATGAGCCACAGGGGTCTACAGCCAGCAGCGGGCCGCTACTGGCTGTAATGTCAAGGGGAGAGGTCAGAAGGGGCTTGATTTAGTCGCTGCCGTCGCCCGGTGGCACCAGCGTGTCGATGAGCCGCAGCAGCCTCTCCCTCTGATCGGCGGGGAGTTGGTCGAGTTTGTGCACGTATGCCTTGGCTTCCGACGACCCACTGACTAGCGGATCCACTCCATGGAACTGACTGCCGGCCGCATCCTGGAGCGTTTCCACGGGCAGCTCACAGGCCGCCGCGAGTGCACAGAGTTCCTCATAAACCGGGGGGGTGACCGGTTCTCCCTGCTCCAGGCGGTAGACGTACCCGCGCGTCACGTGCGTCCCCGTGACTGGATCAACAGCCCGTTCGGCGAATGCCTTGAGGCCGATGTTCAGCTCCGCGCGGCGACTCCGGATGAGGTCCGCGAACTGGGTCCGCTGTTCAGGCCTGCGCACGTCTTCGCGCGGCTGAGGATCATTTGAGGCCATGGGGTAATCCTGCCATTCCTTGGTCAGAGGTCCTTACGTCCCGTTCAGGGGCTGCGCCGCCCATTGAGACGTACGGGCAGGTCGGTCGGGGCATTCATCACGCTCGCTGAACGGATTGTTCAGCACGTTGGACGATCCCGCCAGAGCGCTCTGAAACTTTGACCCATAAGTTATGCAACCCTAAGTTGTGTCACGTGCGCTGGACAAAATGTTCAGCTCGTGTGATGCTCCGTTCATCGCTGTCCCACTCACGGGACAAAGTGTCCAGCGAGGTGAACGTGAGCGAATCTCCACCCACGATGTACGCGGTCGCCAGCGGCGACCGACTGAAGACGCTCATGGAGCGCACCGGCTCGGGTGAACCCATCAAGAGCCGCGAACTGGCCGCCAAGGCGGGCGTCGCCCACGGAACCATCGGCGCCCTCATGTCCGGCGCGCAGCGCTTCGTACCGGAGGACAAGGCCAAGGCCATCACCGCCGCCCTCGGCGTGGAACTGGGCGTCCTGTTCGACCGTGCCGAGCGGGTCGGCCGCACGTTCGTCCCCGTCCAGAGGGAGGCGACGTCATGACCACCAAGGTCGAGCCGCTGACGCCGGAGCAGGTCCTGGGACTTCCGGCCATGCCCCCCGTGAAGCAGGCGTTCGCCGCCCTGAACATCAGCGAGGGGACCGGCTACCTGCTCATCCGCGAAGACAAGTTCCCCATCGAGGTCCTCGAATTCGGCCGCGCCAAGCGCGTGCGGAAGGTCGACCTGGTCGCCTTCCTCGGCCTCTCCCCGCTCGCTGCTGCCGAGGTCCAGTCGGCAGCAGCCACCACCAACGACGACGCCCCCGGGGTCCAGCCGGGAGCGCCGTCCGAGCAGTCCGAACCCACCCGCGCCAGCAAGTAGAGAACGGGGTCCGCTCATGGCTGAGCTTCCCACGGTCGCATCGGCGACCACCACGCCCGAGGCCGCCCGCGCCCTTGCCGGTATCGAGGCCGCCAAGCTGCTCGCGGACAAGGACGTCACCGAGTGCCTCGACGCCATCGGTGACCTCATCCGAATCACCGGGGCCCCGGACGCCATCTTTACCTGGGTCCGCCGGCTCTTCGCCCGCGAGAACCTCAGGC